CCGTATCCCCCCACTGTGGGATCAAGGATCTGATGATCCTCAATTTGTACCTGGACAGAGGTATATTGTCCAGGCCTACACCACGCGAGACACCCGTAAGGGCGTCTATATGGCCGGGAAGTTTCTTCCCGGTTATACGCAGACTTTTCTGACGTGTGTCATCATCAGAATCATCCCCCCGACCAACTTTTTCGCCATAAAACAGCGACTTAAGTAGTTGCGGGATCCCATGACCGAGTCGTTTTACATAGACTCGATGTAAGACTTTGACCTCAAAGCCCTCGAGGCCAAATCTTGCCTTACGAGGGTGGCATTCATCAAAATCGCCACCCAACCAGGAATCAGGGCCATCCATACCATTGCTGATATAGAGTGGAACCCTTGGATGTTTGAACATCGCAGGGAGTCGCGAAATAGAAACCCCCCACCCATCAAGTAGACGGCTGTCAACACCGTAGCCGGTCCCGCGTAAGCGGAAACCTAAGCGTCGGATGCTGTTGGCCAACCAAAGATGGCGTTCAATAGTCCTCACATCATTTCTGATGTAGAGTGGTGTAACATCGGTACCGAGAAAGTAGTGTTTTCCACACGACTCTCTAAAGGGCCCTTCAGTGAAAGTCTTGTCTCTATTCGGCGTAAAGCCGGCAAAAGATAGTACCTCCAGAAGGAGCTCAGCGCAGCGCGTAGGGACGATTATATCGTCCCCATACACTGCCAGGCGCCGATCCCGCTCGTTTAGATAGGACATCGTGCTCGAAGCTAGAGCCCAAAAAATAAGGGACTCCAGCTCAAACGTGTATCCATTACCCATTGACGAGACCTTCCGGTATAGGATGGATTCTCCGGAAGGTAGAATGCCGATCGGTGATCTGCACTGCTTTAGTGCGTCACACCAATCGCTTGGCAACAAGTCCTCTACTAGACACAAGGAAACAGTGTCCGAAGCAGAAGACAAATCAATAGTCGCCAAGGAACCATCAAGACTGCCCTCACGGGCTAAATCTTGGTTCAGCTGTTGGGAGTTGAGATTTAATCCAACTTTCCTAAGCTTACGCCGTAACGAAGCGCCGATACCTTTCTGAATAAACATATTCAGCATCGGTTCAATCGCAATGACGCGGTCGGTTTTTGCATTCTTAGGCACAGTGGTGATGCGGTTTCCTCGTACCAGCTCTAAAGAACTGATACTTGGCTCGGCTCCCGAATTTTGGGAAAGGTGGTAAAACCACCCCGGTACACGGCGAATAGCCGTGAACGCCAATACCGCATTACCCTCGGTCGTTGTCGGTCTTAAATGACCGAACTTATAGTAGCTATCACCTTGTCGGTTTTTCAGGCCTATACAGGCGCCTGGTCCGAAGCCAAAGTCTGACTCGACTGAATCCCAGTTAAAGGGACCAAGTAGAGCGCTGATTTTTACTCGTGCACTATGGAATATAGTGTGGAGCGGGGATGTAATTGAAACACCCCCATTTCTCAGCGACCTGAGACGGAAAAACGTCTCCGAGCAGGTTCTCTCAGATCCAAGGAACTTTTCTATCGCAACTTTTTCGCGATCAACCTCAAGAGGAAAGTTTGGAAACTTACTCAAGAGGCTAACGGCTATATAGTCGTCGAAGAAGGCCTTTGGATCCTTGTAGGTCGATGGTTTGACCTCCAAGTCAAGGTACTCTGCGTACTTCTTGCTTCTCAGCAAGGTTGCGCAGTGTTGAGAGAACGGCGTGTTCAGTCCGTCAAGAATGGACAAAGACACGTCTATCGCGGAACAGCTAAAACGACCACTTAAGTTCATGGGCTAAAGCTCCATAGTTATAGGACTGGTTCGTACAGACTAATCAAAGTCTGAAGAAGCGACCGAGCTGCGATCTCAAGAGATCACAGTAGTAGCACCCCCTCCGGGGTGCCAACGGTTTCAACCGTTGTGTCGTTGGAAGAGGACGTTTTTCCGTCCCCTTCGACGACATTACCAGGCTCCTTCCAGGTCACTGACGGCGTCGCCAAATATGGCGTTGGCCACCAGACCCTGAATACGAAGAGAAAAATCCAGTCTCTCCGCCGCCGTGAAATTGGACGGTACGGTGATGTCAAGGGCAGCAATGCCCCTGGCAATTTCCGTGCCCGCACAACCACAGGCGGAGTCGGTCGTCGCTGCTTTCGGCACGTCCAGCTTGAACAGGACGCGCGAAACACCGAGCTTGGTGGGACCTCGCACGCTTTCGGTGATGTCACTTTGTGCTCCACCGAAAGTCGAATCACCTGCGAGGGTCCATTTTGCTACATCTCCACGCTTTCCGCGTGGAGTGTAAACCTTGGTGTTAAGGGTTACATTACCTTGTGCAGCCATGATATTACTTCCTTATTGGAAGGCCGTGACAAGCAAACTCAGAGAGTTCGCTATGTGCTTGGCGGAAATAGGACTTTTAAAGTAAAGTCCAGGAACTGGTGAAGTGGTATACCGCTTCCGGGTAAAAGCAAAAGTGCGGGAAGAAACTTCCGACACTCCGCTTTGGTACCCAGACCAACCGCCAGGTTTATCATTGACGGTTGTGCTCTCGATATACCCGCGTCCTTTACGTAACGATGTCCCAGATCCTCCTTTGAAGGAGTATCCAAGATCAGCGTCAAGGGCCGATATCCACGAGCCAACTGGTAGAAACCAGTCGACAACGAAGCTATACGGAACCTTCTCCCACACAATTAGCGCCGGGTTGATAAGACCCAGTGCATTGAATTGTGCCAGCCACGGGGTAATGAGCTGATAGTACAGACATACCTTATAAAGGTACATAAAATCTGTACGCTCTACCCGTGACGACCCATACTGACCCGTTCCTGTACGTCGAATTACATCTGACGCATAGGAAGTGGCCTGGACACCCAATAAAGGGTAGTTTGAATTCCAGGTCTCCTCAAGCGAAGTACTCGCTTGAGCAATATCAGACATGAGGGGATTCCAACCATACTGAAGCTCCAACCACTTTGACGGAATCTTCCGCCAATCGTGGCTTCCTCCACGCTGGTACCGACGAACGTCGGCCCAGGCCCGCTTGTTGCGTTTGAAGGTGTTAACCTCCTTGGCAATTGTGCGAGTTGTGGAAGAAAGGAGTTTGGCAACTTGACCAGCCTCGGCTAAAGCAACACCGAAGTTGACGTTGTCACCTTTCAGTTTATTGAGAGCAGCAATGAGAGCCTTGTCCTCCATATTTGAAGGAGGACTCCCATACTGGAGAGGGAATGAATTCCTCGACCAGAAGCTGTCCCGCAACCAGTCCTCGCGGACAGGAAGCACGCTGGGTGGTGTTACTAACCCATTGTACTCCTGTACCACGGTGGCTGTGGTTGTGTCCTGACGACCCTGAGTCCTATAATAGGACCAGGGTCTTCTCCACCCGCGGTAAAGCGGGTTGTTGACACTCTTCGGACGCGAGAGCCGAAAACGATTAACAATCGTTTGTTGGATCGTCGTTTCCGTGACATTGCCATTTGAATACGAAGTCAGCTTCTTAGCTGGATCCGTTACCGTGTTATCAATAAATACGGCCGGCGTTGTCATATAGGGTGCCTCCTGGAGTCAGGTAAAAGGACGGCGCAGAGCCCCGAAA